TTTTAGCTTATCAAAATCAAATCCCGGCCCTGCTTCGCCTAAAGGTGTAGCACCGTCACGGGTAGGGTTACTGAAATCAATAAGATCAGCGTCTGGATCAATGTCGTCTAATTCTGCACCAATGTCTAGTTCTTTATCAGAACTGCTCATTGATTCTAAGACATTTTGATAACTTTCCACTTGGTCTAAATCAAAACCACCACTGGAGTCTTCATATATTTTCCCAGTGTCGGGGTCAAATTCCCCATATGCTCCCTCTGATGCTATACCACCCATGTCTAAGCTCCAATCGCAGCATAGTTGACTCTCAAGTAGCCATCACTGCCCCTGATAACAGCCTCTGGCATAATGTCCTGTACCTCGTCTGCAATGACACCATACTCAGGTTGATTGTTGACAATATTCTTAGCCTCGTCTGTCCACTTCCAAGTGTAGAGCTTAATACCATTGTCAAGTTTACCAACTTGTTTAACATTAGTTTTAAGCCGGATATCGCTCATTTTCATTGCAAACGGGGCAGCTGCCGCCGCTGCGCTTGTAAGCTGCTGGAACGGACTTGGCCCACCTGCAAATGCTTGTGAGGTAAAGCCAGAGCTTTGGTTCTGGAAGGTTGTTGAAGTACCTAGACCAGCCAAGCCACCTAAAAGGTTGGTCAAGTTGATCATCTGTTCTCTCTGTGCTTCCTGTGGCTGTTGTGTCAACCTAGCTTGGTCTGCCAATCTTGCAGCTTCTCTGGTTTCCAGGTCTCTACCCAAAGCTTCCTGCAACGATGGTTGTGCCAGCTGTGCCTGTAGTTGTTGCTGGGCAAACCCCGGCGCTCTGTCAGCAGCACCTATGCGTCTCTGCTCTGCTCGACCAAGTGATTCTGCCAATTGTTTTTGTACAATCTCTTCTCTATTCCTTGCTTGGTTTTGCTGTAGCTCTTCTAAGGCCGTGCTGCCCATACCAAACTGTCCCGCTTGTATGGCTTGCTGCTGGGCAAGAAGCTTATCGCGCTCTGTTAATCTACGGGCTTGGTCTGCAATAGTGCCTGTTTCAGCCAAGAACAAAGAGTCTTGACTAGGGTCTGCCAATCCTCTGGCTAGATCAGCTTGGTACAGCTGTTGAAAATCTGGAGCAAATCCTGCTGCCGTTTGACCAAGATTGGCAAAGCCCTGCCTAGCTGCTAAAGTTTCAGCAGTGTCCTGTGGCACCAACGACTCTTGAAACAATACAGGATCAGCTGTAAACTGTTCTTCAATCCTTGGCAACAGTGTTTCAATGAAAGGCTCTACAGGAGCGTATGGTTTAACTTCTCCGCTACCACTGGATTGAGACTGCTGTGGCAGTTGGACAATAGCTGGAGGAGGACTACTAAATATACCGCCCATCTTATAACCTCTTTCTTAAAGTTACTGTTTTAAACTCATATCCTAGCGGAGCCATTATTTTTTCCCAACCTCTTCTACCTGCCATTTCTGAAAACTCATACCCTAGTTCTTTGTAATATTCTTCAATTTTAGGAATAGCATTTTTAAAATCAAAATCATCAGCACTCATGGCTTCCGTCAGTATACCCACACTTTGAGGATAACGTGCAAACCCTATTACAAAACATCCTTTAATCTCTTTATCTTTGTCGTAGGCAATCCATAAGTCGCTTGTTCCCTTAACAACTCGTTTAACCAGATCATTAGCATTGTAAATATCAGAACATAGGCTACGCTGTATTGATTTCTCGAAATAGTCATAACATTTAGACAGCTTTGAAAATAAAGAGTTGTGTTTGTAATTTACAAATTTATAATTTAACCCATGCTCCAGCGGAATTTCTAAAATAAATTCCTTCTCCTGATCCAGGATTCCATGTACTTCCGTCAGCATATCTAATATCGCCTTGTTGTGGTTTGTCAGGTTCTGCATAAACTACGTCTATGTGACCATCTCTCAAAAGGTCTAAAACAAACTTAACCTGTAAAAGCATTTCGTCTACAAACTTCGGAATATCTTCTAAATCTTGCGGGCAAGTTGAAGGATCAAATCTTAAAAACTCCGTCATCTCTTTGACACTACCTCTGCCTCTATAGCCATACCAGATAGTTCAAACTGTGTATCAGCACTGCTTTCTATTTTAATAGCAATGTACCTGCCTTTAACTCTACAGTCTACTTTAAAGTCTGAGCCTATTTCAAAAGATACTGGATCATTATAGGACACGCCTTGGAACGGTTGTAACTCAGAGCCGACACTTATGTTGACGTTTCCTGTTCCTTCTATTCTGGGGAACACCTTAGTAACAGATTTGACAGCATCTGTCCGACCAGAGTGTAAACCAATGCGTTCCAATTTTGTTAAAAAGCTAGTCCCGTCAAATGTAGTTGAAGAGTCTGCTAAAAAAAACTTAGTGGCGTTTGTACCGCACATCAGTAACGAATCGATAACAGGGTTGTAAGGTGCTTGCGCCCAGTTACGGGTAGATTTCTCCCAAGTTTCTGTAGATGCTGTCCAGCTGTTAGCCAAAGCAGGGTTTACAACACCTTTGGCAATGTAGTTGACATTTGGTAAATCTCTGGTAGACCAAGTGTTGTCGTTGTAGTTCCATATGACAGCAGAATCAGGAAAATCATTAGTAGCGTTAGTTGCGGGATAACAAATCCAAACTTCTGATTTGTGTTTGTTATGTACTAAAAATGTTTTATCAGCAGCGCCGGAATCAATTTCTCCAAACAAAAACTCTTTAACTTTGTCCTCAATTACACTTTTAATACTGTTGCCATTATGCAACACAACATCGTCAGTGGTCATTAAAACATGATTGCCGTTACCAAGATCGACTACAGCCTCTTTAGCAAACAATCCTGTATCTTTAAACTTCTGCCGTACTTGGAAGGTAAATGTACCACCTACAAAATTAAGAGCGTATATGCTATCCTTTAGATAGATTATTAACTCGTTGCCCATTTGCAAGGCGTTTAAAATATGTCCTTCTGCTGACGATATAGAAGTCTCAGCAGATTCAGAGGCCGCACTTCCTGTGTTCCAAGTGTTTGTACCATTGGTTGCTGCACCCGCTGGTATGGCATCGCTCCACCTAATTGTAAAAGGCTTTGCTGTACCGGAGTCAGTAAGATTGAGAGCAATTAAATGATTCTTAAACGGTACGATAGTTTTACACTTTAAGGTAGACGGCCAATCAGGTAAGTCTGTGAACACGCTACCTGCTTGGGTCAGACTTTGAGGTACGTCCAGACCATTTGTTAAAACCAGTACGCCACCCAGAACACCACCACACCAGCTATCGGAAGTTCCTGATAGTGTAGTATAGGCTCCACTGCTGCGCGTTACAGCTGCATGGGTTGTGCCTGTTATCTTGTTCAGCGACGTAGCACCTCCGTAAATCCAAAGGCTATTGCTACCTTGTAGGAAATCAGTAGCCCACAATGGAGCCACTAAAGGTGTTCCCAAAACTTGAGAGTGGCCTAAAATTTTACCAGCTTTGCCATCTACAAATCTAGCATTTTGAGCATCACTGAAAAACGATGGGGGCATTTCATAAGGAGACAAATCCTTATTTAAGGAAAATGCTCCTGCCTTGGATGATATATCAAATATTTGTTTAGCCATTGCCAGTAGCTTCGTCAGTTGTCCATACTACATCTTTAAACTCTTGACGGGCTATAAATTTGCTATCTTCGGTTAGCACATTCCCGCCTTCTTCTTGTATGACATTAAAATTATCAAGAACCCAATTAGTGCCTCCGGTTTTGCTAATCCTGACGCCTGTACCTCCGTCAACTGTTGTAGCTGGGAACTTAGTAGCCATTATGCACCCCTACGAACTAGAGAACCTGGATCGCCTTGGACTGTCATGGTCATAACACTACCACCATACCTAGCTTTTTCTTCTGACTCTCTAATGCTCATTAAGGTTCTGTTAAAGATAGCATCAAATCTGGTAATTTCGTCAGAGTCGTTTAAGAATATAGCGCCTTCTAAACAGGCACCGTAAAGATACAACGATGGAAACTCTGCTAAAATATTATTAGTAGTCCTGCTGTCTGATAAACTAGCAATCTGGCTGAAATAAATTAACTCTATAGTATACGCTGCATCTGGTGTAGGACTAAGCTTTATTGCTTTTCCCATATTGGAATATGCTTTTGGGGAACCATTTGCAGTAGTGCCATATTCTCTAGTTCCAGATTCTGGAGTCATGTAAGATAGAGCAGTGTTGTTATTGCTTGAAACATAGGTGACGCTTCTAAGCTCAATTAAATCAGCTGGTAAATCGTAAAGGTCTGTCCCAGAAGTAGTGGTAGTTGTTACCCTGCTTACATTAGCTCTAGCTCTCAGTTCTCTATTGATACGATTTTCAGTGAGCGTTATAAAATCAGGGATGACGCTTGAGAGATCGTCCCTGTTAAGGTAGTTTGCTACAGATGTTTTGAGTTCTGAAAACGTAGAAAGAGCCATTACAGTTTGCTTTCATTAGTCCTAAAAAATCTATTCTCAGGATCGTTAAGAAGCTGTTTAATTTTAGGCCAATCGTTTTTATTCATAATATCGATGCCTAATTCACGCTTCCACTTTTCAATAACCACCAAAGGAATACTGGCTACTTTACGCATACCTGTTGCGTTCTCGCCAATGCCATACATAGAATCATTGTTCTGTTCTTTTTTGTTAAGCTCTATGATAGACTGTATGTCTTGTACATTATTCAGTATAACCTTGTCTTCACCATGATCATACTTAAATGTTGTTTTAATAGGATCGTTCATTTTTACTCCTAATAGAGGGAGGGAATTACCCCTCCCCCTGATTAGATTACGCCAAGTCGAGGACAGCACCGTGAGCTTTCTCGTTCTTAACTACGAGAGTGTACTCAGCGATGATTGCACGTTGCTCGCCATCAGACGTACTAGCGACTTCACGCTGGAAGAACGGACGTAGATAAGCTACTCCGTAATACTCAGGGTCAAGGAGCCAGACATCACGGGAGCGTTGGAAGCGATTAGGAACAACGGCCATTTCGCCAAAGTCACTAACATAGACAT